GACAGCACCCTAGCATATTTCATTAATCAGCTAGAAAACTTTGAGCAGAAGCTGCACGAACCCCTCTACTCTGTTACTTGGGATAGGGATATTAAGTTACGCTCAGGTGTTACGCTGGCGTATGAACTTACATCTTTCACTAGAACGTCTGTTGCTGGCGTAGGTACTCAGCAGGCCAACGGCAAGCCTTGGCTGAGCGCAAACTCAAACACGATCCCCACCGTTTCTGTTAATGGTGAAAAGATAGCTACTCCTTTACGTCTATTAGGTCGTGAAATTAGCTATAGCTCCGTAGAGCTGGAACGATCGCAGCTTTTGGGGCAAGGGATCGACGTAGCGCAAATGTCCGCGTTTAACTTAATGTACCAGATGGACACAGACAGCCAGGTATACGTTGGCGACGTTGCCACAGGAGATGTTGGCCTAGTTAACAACCCAATTGTAGCGGCTGGTGCCGTTACTGGTGCCGAGTGGGATACTGCAACACCAGCGACAATTCTTGAGCAGGTTAACGAATTGCTAACTTCTGTGTGGGCTTCCTCTGGTTATGCTATCTGCCCCTCAGAACTTCGCATTCCGCCTCAACAATACGGATTGATTAGCACTAAAATAGTTAGCACTGCTGGCAATGTGTCAATACTGCAATACTTAGCCCAAAACTCCATAGCTAATAACATTAACGGCAGACCTTTAAATATTCAGCCTCTAAAATGGTTAGTTGGCGCTGGAGAAGGTGACACAGACCGCATGATGGCCTATACCAACAATGAAGATTTTGTGCGCTTCCCAATGGTTCCAGTTCGTCGTGAAACTGCCTACTACCAGGGCATCCGTTTCATTGCGCCTTATATTTGGGGCTTTGGTTCTATTGAATTCGTCTACCCTGAGACTGTCGGCTACCGCGACGGCATTTGAGGAAAAATACATGCAAGCAATATTTAAAGGCCCTACATACATTAAAGGCGTTCTGTACGATCAAGGATTGCAAACTATCCCCCATGACCTACATGAGGATAAGTACGCTAAGTTGTGCATGGAGTCAGGCCGAATCATCATAGCCGCCGATACAAAAGTTAACGACGCTAACGTGTCAAAAAAAGGTGCATAATGCCAGAGTTTGATATTGCAGGGTTTCGCCTTGCCTTCCCGGAGTTTAGTAATCTAGTCACATACCCTGATAGTCAGATTACCTTCTGGTCAGGCATTGGTGAGGCTTTGTTTATCACCGATCGCTGGCGTTGGGTTTATACGTATGGGCTACAGCTTTTTGTTGCCCACTCGATAGCTTTAGCTGCGCAAAACAACGCGCACCCCGGCATGAATCGCGCTCCCGGTTCTACCTCTGGGCCTATCTCTAATAAACATGTAGGTAGTGTTTCTTATGCCTACGATAGCTCTAGCGTCATGGAAGAAAACGCGGGAGAATGGAACGCAACATCTTACGGGCGGACATTGATACGGCTAGCCCGAATGATAGGCGCTGGGGCGTTGCAGGTATGAGAGGCATTACTGTTTTACAGGACAAAATAGCCGACATTAAAAAGTCTTTTAGAGATCTACCCAAAAAAAGCCTTTTAATCGGCATCCCTGAAAACAAAGACGGCAGAGCTGCTGAGCAGATAGGCAATGCAGACATTGGATACATCAACGAAAACGGCAGCGCAATTCAGAACATCCCCGCAAGGCCATTTTTACTACCGGGCGTTAAAGCTGTACAGGATGAGATATTAAAAGAGCTTGCTTTAGGCTCCGATGCTTTCCTGTCCGGTAAAAGCAACGCATTAGATGAAGCCTACGCTAGGGCAGGATTAAAAGCCGTATCTAGCGTAAGGGCTACTTTAACTGCTGGTGATGGTTACGCGCCTCTTTCAGCTAGCACACTAAAAGCACGCGAAGCAAAAGGTGCAACCCGTACAAAGCCTTTAATAGACACCGGGCAACTTAGAAACTCAATCACTTATGTCGTCAGGGGCAATAATGGCTAATGTTGACGTAAGTTTTTTATTGGAAGACCCAGATTTTACAGATGAGGCCGTCCTGATAAAAAGAACTGCAACCTTTAACGAATTCGGGGAGATGCAGCTTACAGAACAATCATTTAACATTATTTGCGTTATCCAAAGCGTCAACCAAAATTCCTTGGCTCGCCTACCGCAACTAGCCAACCTACACAGCGGCATTTCCGTCTGGTATGCGGGAGATTTGCAGCTAGAATTTTCCCCTAATGGTTACTCTGATGTGATTTTGTGGCGTGGTAAGCGTTATCAAGTTGTAGATATCCCGGAAGACTTTTTAAACTGGGGCGGCGGCTGGACTCAGGCAACCTGCAAGATGGAGGATGCCTCCAATGTCTAACACTAGCGCAACGGGCGGATACCTTACCTTAACGAGCCTTCCGGTTACAGATAGGGATTTATCGCGTCTTGTTCATGATGTACTAGCCGGAGTTACAGGGCTAAACGCGGAACTTGTACGTCCAGCTTGGCAAGTTAACGCACCCATCCGTCCGCTTTTAGATGTGCTATGGTGTGCTTACTCAATAGTCAACAGAACAACAGAAGCTGGCACAGCTTGGCAGCAATGGCAAAGTGTAACTGGCTCACAGTTACAAAGAGTAGAGAATTTCGATGTTGTCGCCAGCTTCTACGGCCCAGATTGTCAGACTTACGCGGGCATATTACGCGACGGTTTGGAGCTGTCACAAAATAGGGAACAGTTGGCGCTATTAGCAGTTACTTATGCGTACTCTGACCAAATTGTGCATGTTCCAGAATTGGTTAATGACCGCTGGTATGACCGCGCCGATATCATGCTGCACTTTAGACGTACTATTAAAAATACTTACGCAATATTAAACTTAACTAATGCGTCAGGTAATTACACTACAGATGCCGGACTGTCCGGCAGCTGGACTACACAGGAGTTATAGCATGCCACAAGGTTTATCTGTCGGTAGACTAATTAGGACTACCGTTACCCTTTCACCTCTTGCTGCACAGCGTAGGGGATTCGGTACTTTGCTAATCATCAACGATAGCGACGTCATCACCCCCGCGGAACGGGTGCGTACTTACATTACGCTAGAGGATGTGGCGCAAGATTTCGGCACTACTAACCCCGCCTACTTGTCCGCTAGGTTGTATTTCGGCCAATCACCACGTCCGCAACAGCTGCAAATTGGGCGCTGGGTATCTTCCGGTAGCAATGGGTTTCTGACTTGTGGCGCGCTGAGTGAATCAGAGCAGTTAATGACCGCGTGGACGTCTATTACAGATGCTTCATTTACTGTCATACTGAATAGTGGCCCGGTTCTTAACCTAGGCGGTATGGATTTTACCGGCATGGCAAACTTGAACGCTGTAGCGTCATTGATTACAACGACAATGGAAGCAGCAGGCGGTCAGGCTGTGTGTGCTTGGGACGGTGAGCGTTTCAACTTCACATCTCAACTTCCCGGCTCCATATCAGAAGTCAGTTACTTAATGACTGGTATTGGCGGCACAGACATAAGCGCCCAGCTAAAGGGTACCGAAGCATTAGCCGTAGCCATACAGACCGGCACAGACGCCGAGACGCCAGTTAATGCCGTGGCAATTCTAGCAAATACTAGCGCGGTGTGGTTTGGCTGCATGTTTGCATCTAATACCCTAGTAACAAATGAGCAAGCGATCGAAGTAGCCGGATTGATAGAAGGTTTAAGCCTTGACCGCATCTACGGCGTAACGATTACTTCGCCAGACGTTCTGAGTGCATCAGTTACTGACGACTTAGCGAGCCAGTTAAAAGCGTTAAAATACAACAGGACATTTACCCAATACAGCGAAAATATATACGCAGTGTCAAGCTTCATGGGTCGCGCTTTCAGTGTCAACTTCGCCGCTAACCGAAGCACTATTACCCTAATGTATAAAGTAGAGCCTGGCGTTAATGCTGAGTATCTTAGCGAGACACAAGCGCAAACGCTAAAGATGAAGAATTGTAACGTATTCGTAAATTACGTTAACGATACTTCAATCATCCAGTACGGCGTCATGAGTTCTGGGGCTTACTTTGATGAGATACACGGCCTGAGCTGGTTTAAAGATGCTTTGCAGAATGCAGAATATAATCTTTTATATCAATCAACTACAAAGATTCCACAAACTGACGCAGGGCAAAATCAGCTCATTGCTACAGCCGCCGCAGTTTGCGATGAATCAATAAATAACGGACTAGTAGCTCCAGGACAATGGAATGCTGACGGCTTTGGACAGTTGCAACGCGGCGATTACATGCCCAGCGGTTATTATATCTATACGCCGCCTTTGTCTCTGCAAGATCAAAGCATCCGCGAGCAGCGCATTGCCCCACCTTTACAGATAGCCTTAAAACTGGCTGGCGCTTTCCAGGAATTAGACATATTAGTTAGTGTAAACCGCTAATTTAAAAGGATAATACATAATGTCAACTTACAGTTTTTTAAATGTTAATGCCACGCTTGTGGGCCCCGGCGGCAGCGTTAACCTTGGCGCCTCAGCTGCTGTGTCTGAAGAAGGGATTACTATTGAGGCCATTGAGGATAAAAATATCCTTACGATAGGCGCAGGCGGTCAAGGTATGCACAGTTTGGTTGCTAACGAGTCATCCACGGTAACAATTCGTTTATTAAAGACAAGCCCGACTAATACTGTGTTGCAGAACATGTACAATTTCCAGACAGTAAGTTCTGTTAGGCACGGCAGAAATGTAATAGTAATTACTGATTTGGGGCGTGGGGATGTCATCACGTTATCGGGTACGGCATTTAAGCGCGCGCCAACTATCACTTACGCTAAAGAAGGCGGAATGATGGAGTGGGCATTTGATGCAATTTCTACAGTCCGCGTGCTGGGTATTGGCACTCCGTCAATATTTTAAGGGGAAATGATGGAAAATATCACAATACAAGGCGCTGAGTACCGAATCGGTACGCTTAACGCTAGGAGTCAGTTTCATATTGTGCGCCGTCTGGCGCCTTTTCTACAAGCGTTAACCCCAGCTTTTGCGGAAGGCGGAGACAAAGACAAGCTAACGGCTATGTTGCCAATTTTCGGAGATGCCATTTCTAATATGTCAGATGAGACGGCAGATTATGTTATTTTTGGGCTACTTTCGGTAGTTTCAAAGAAAGAAAACTCAGGGATTGGTTGGATGCCAATATATAAAAACGGCGCCTTAATGCTCGAGGATTTGACTATGGCATTAATGTTAACTTTGGCCGGTAAAAGTTTAGTTAAGAATCTATCAGGTTTTTTTTCAGAACTCCGCACAACATCCGAGTCCCTGAGCCAAAATTAAAAAAAAGGGTTACTTGGGCTAACATGTCAGACGGGGAAGACTGGCTCTGGCGGCCAGTAGCGGCTGGCCTCTGCCTATATCGTGAGGTAAAAGACGGTAGCCTAAGCCTAGAAGATATTGCCGTAATGAATGAAATTCTTGATGTAAAAGCGATCAATGAACATATGTATTACGAGGCAATGGAATAATGGCATCTAGCGTAATTAAAGAATTTCTAGTATCGGTTGGCTTTGATGTCAAAGACCCGCAAAGGTTTGACTCTGCAATGGCTAGCGCAGCAAAAAGCGTCGCTATCGTAGGGGCTTCTATTGCCGCAGCCTCCGCTGCGCTCTTTGGTTGGACAAATTCGGTTTCGAAAGACTTAGACAAGCTATCGGATTTATCCATCGCCGCCGGTGTCACGGCTAGTTCTCTAGATGAGCTGGGCTATGTCGCATCGCTGATGGACTCTAGCCTAGAATCTGCCGCTAGTTCACTGCAAGGCTTAGGACGCGTTGCTGGTGAGACCATGATGGGTGTGGGTCGTGGCAAGGCTGTATTTGAATCTTTAGGAATTAGTGTAAAAGACGCCAACGGCAAACTTAAGTCAACGCCTGCCCTCATGGATGAGGTGGGAACGGCTATTAAGGACATGGAACGTGGGCAGCAGACAGCCATATTAAGTAAGCTGGGCATTGACCACACCATGTTACAGACTCTTACCTCGGACGTGTCAGGGCTAAGGGACGAATACAAAAAGTTAACGGATGCTTCGGGAGTCAGTATTGAGCAAGCCGCACAGGATGCTAGCGACTTTCAGGATGCGTTTACGAAAATAGGCTTGGTCACAGATAGCCTCAGCCGGGCGTTGGTTGCTGGCTTTCTTCCGCAGTTCACAAAAGGAATGGACAAGTTCAGAGTCCTGATGGTTAAGTCAATGCCCGCCATCATTGAGGCAGTGAAGCCGTTCATTCGCGCTATAATCACTACAGGTACAGTATTAGTTACATTGATAACAAGATTATTCCAGTTTAACTCAGCACTAGGGGGGATCCCCGCCTATCTTACGGCTATAGCTATAGCTTGGCAGCTGTTATCAAAAAGTTTTATGTTAACCCCCATCGGCGCGTTAATTACAGCAATCGCAGCACTTGCAGCAACGTTAATACTTCTAATAGATGACTTTTTAACATGGCTTGAGGGGGGAGAGTCACTCATACCTTGGGACAATTGGAAGGAAGAAATTGATTTTGTAATGGGCATTATTTCTGTATTTGTAGATTGGGTAATTGATGTTTTTAAACGATTCTGGGCAGCAGTTGAGAATGCTTGGTCGGATGGAGTGGAAAGCATCAAGTCGTTAATCAGTAATTTTATCGACAGTATCGATTTTGAGAAAATATATGATGGCTTCCAATCCGTCATAGATGCAGTAGTTGCTATTTTTTATGCTGCGTTTGCTGGTATACAGTCATTAATTAATGCTTTTTTTGATAGCGTCGCCTTTCAGAAACTATATGAAGGGTTTAAACCAGTTATAGATGCCGTAGTTGCTATATTTACCGCGGCATTTGATATGATCGGCGCATTGATTGATAAGGTCGTTGGCAAGGTGAAGGCTTCGGTTGATTGGATTAAAGGCGCGGCTAGTTCGGTAAGTGATGCGGCTTCAAATGTAGGCGGCTATGTTGGGGAAAAAGCATCTAAAGTAGGCAGTGCAATTGGTAGCGCCGCATCTAGTGCTTCTAGCTTTCTAGGCTTTAGCTCAAGGCCAACAGTACCAACTGCTGCCCCCGGCGCATCCCAGACTGTCAGCCAGAACACACAGATTACTGTTACTGGCGCGACTGACCCGCAATCTACAGCTAAGGCGATCTCTGGCGCACAGTCTACGGTAAATGCAGATATGGCGCGTAACTTGAAAGGGGTGGCGCGATGAGCTGGTTAGGCGGTGCTTTAGGTGAGCTGTTTGGCTCTGTTAGTTTCATTCCTAAGCGTTCCATTGCTGGCTTTACGGCAACCGTGACGTTGGAGGAAAAAGGAACCGATACCTTAATCTTGACAGAACACCCTGTACAAAGTGGCGCCAGTATCACTGACCATGCCTACGTTATGCCCGCCCAATTATCCATCACGGCACAATGGGACACCGTAGGCGCAGGGATGCCATTAGAGCAAATGTACGCGCGCATCCTAGAAGTGCAAAGTAGCCGGATCCCCTTTGATGTAATCACAGGAAAGCGTGTTTATAAAAACATGCTATTTAAAAGTATAGCCTTAACTACCGATTCCTACACAGACCACATTTTAAGCCTTAAATGTGACTTGCAAGAAATTATTATCGTTGAAATATCAACTACTACAGTTCCGCCACGCGCACAGCAGAAAAAGCCGGGCAGAACAAGCGCCACGGATAAAGCGGGCAAGAAGTCAGCCCAGCCCGTCACCTCTCCAGAAAAGAGCCAATCAGCCCTAAAAATCATTAGGGGAGGATCTTAAAAATGACTGAGCCTGTACTATTTGTAATACCTTTAGCGAATGTGCCGCAGACGTTTGATATTGCCCTAGGAGGCAAGGCTTTAACAATCACCAGTCGCTGGAATGATTTCTGCGGCTGGGTGCTGGACATTTTCGACGAGGTGGACACAGTGCCACTTGTGTGTGCGTTGCCTTTAGTTACAGGAACTAATATTTTAAAGCAGTTTGATTTCTTACGGATACCCGGGCAGCTCTGGATTATCACAGACGGCGACGCCTACGCAGTGCCTACGCAGCAAAACCTAGGCATAGCGTCATTTTTATACTACGTGCAGGAGTCCGCCGCGTGACATCTCAGCTGCAATATTTGCGAAAATGTAATTTAATTTTGTCTAACGCATCCAACAACGGGCTTGACCTGTCCAATCTCAGAATAACATTTACAATTAAAAAAACTGACGGACAAACACCAAATACCGCATCACTTCGCATCTATGGCCTAGCAGAAGATACAGAAAATCAAATAGTTAACGAATTTACCCGCGTTGATTTACAGGCCGGGTATGAGTCAAACTATGGGATTATTTTCTCTGGGACTTCTAAATGGATACGCAAAGGACGAGAAAACAACGTTAGCCGTTACCTGGAAATACAAGCATCCGATGGAGACAGGGCGTACAATTTCGCAGTGGTAAATAGTACCCTCTCTAAAGGAGCTACACAGAGAGATCAAATCAATCAAGTAGGGCGTTCCATGCAGGAAAAAGGCGTAACTATGGGATATATAGCACCTGATGATACGCAAGCATTACCACGCGGGAAGGTTCTATACGGCTCAGGCCGTGAGTACATGCGCCAGAGTGCGACAACTACCGGCGCCTCTTGGTCCATCCAGGACGGGAAAATGCAAGTTGTGCCTCTGTCTAGCGTACTTCCCAATTCAGCAGTAGTGCTAAATGCAGGCTCTGGACTGATAGGCACGCCAGAGCAAAGCAACGAGGGAATCAGTTTCACCTGTCTACTTAACCCTACGCTGCAAATAGCCGGGCAGGTACAGATTGACAAAGAGTCCATTTCGGCAGCTGGGCAAGGAAGCGAAGAAGAAGCAGTGCCTGAAATTAGCACAACAGGATTTTATCGGATTATCTCTCTAGAGCTTATCGGAGATACGCGCGGGCAGGATTGGTACTGTAAAGGTGTTGGCTTGTCTATAGATTCCACCATGCCTAGGGCTAAATCAGTTAAGGACACCTGACATGAGCGATCGCAGAGAACTACTAGATGACCCCGAAGAGTCGCAGCGCATGGCTCAAGACGGTATGCAGGCCCGCATCTGGACAGCCATTCCCGGAATCATTGAATCCGTAGACTTAGAAGCTCAAACAGTCAGTGTGCAGCCAACCATTAAAGGTGTTATTAATCAAGAAAACGGCAGCACAAAAACAGTTAACATGCCGCTATTAGTTGATGTTCCTATTGTGTTTCCTAGGGCTGGTGGATTTTCCGTAACCTTTCCAGTAGCGCAAGGGGATGAATGCCTAGTAGTGTTTGCTAGCCGCTGCATTGATGCATGGTATCAGTCAGGAGGAATACAGGAAGCCCTAGAAGCGCGAATGCACGACTTAAGCGATGGGTTCGCTATACTAGGCCCAACATCGCAGCCAAAGCGCCTGGAAAATGTCCAAACAGACGGGCTAGAACTTCGCACAGAAGATCGCAGTACATACATTAAGTTAACCCCCGGCACAATCTACATACACGGGGATATTATCCACACTGGCGCAACAACTCAGACTGGCAACGTTAATATTAACGGCTCTACAACTCAAACTGGAGACGTTACCCATACTGGCAATACGAACCAAATCGGCACGTTAACAGCTACGACAGTTTCAGCTGGCAGCATGACGGCAGGAGGAATTAGTCTTGCTGACCACGTTCACGGAGGCGTACAGACAGGCACCAATACAACAGGGGGGCCACAATGAGATATAGAAAATTAGACAGCTACAGAGACATGACCTTTGGAGCAGGGCAGGCTGACTTCTGGCGGGACGTACCGGAGGCTCCGGCTCAGGCAGTAATGACGACTTTGAGCCTTTTGCGTGGCGAATGGTACGTTGACACTTCCGCAGGAGTTCCATATGAAGGCGGCGTTTTGGGCAAATACACACGCGAGACAACAGAGCCAGTCATTAGAGAAGCCATAGCTGGGACTGAAGGCGTTACATCGATAGATTCCTACGTGCAGATATACGACGGGGACACGCGGACATTAAAAATAACGGCTACTATATCAACAGCATATGGCCGATACGAATATAAAGGGGTGATGTAATGCCAATTCCACAATTAGCCTATGTTGACTCGACAGGCTACCATTATGCCGACTATCCCACCGTTCTGGCATACTATCAGGCGGAATATAGGACGATTTACGGCTCCGACATTTACCTAGGCGCAGATTCACAAGATGGGCAGTGGATAGCCATACAAGCACAGGCTAGCTATGACCTCATGGCGTTGGGCGCTGCGGTGTATAATTCCTTCTCCCCGGCTACGTCACAATCAGATGCTCTTAGCCGTGGCGTGAAAATAAACGGGATATCTCGGCGAGTAGCCACTAAATCAACCGCAGATTTGGCTATTGTGGGACAGGCTGGAACGGTAATTACGCGAGGAATTGCTGAAGATGTAACGGGGATTAAATGGGATTTGCCAGACATTGTAACTATCCCTAACACTGGCATTATCACCGTTACAGCTACTTGTCAAGTTATAGGCTTTATTAATGCGGGCTCTAACACAATAAATAGCATATACACGCCTACTCGTGGCTGGCAAACTGTAACTAACCCTAACCCTGCCACTGCTGGCGCTCCTGTAGAGACAGACGCGGAACTGAGAGCACGACAAACTGTATCAACTGCTCTGCCGTCGCTGTCTGTGCTAGACGGCACGCTAGGGGCTGTGGCTTCTTGCGTGGGAGTTACAAAGTACGCAGCCTATGAAAACGATACATCCGCTATAGATTCTGACGGATTGCCTCCGCATTCAATCTCAATAGTAGTAGAAGGCGGAGAGGTAAGGGATATTGCCTACGCGATAGCAAAAAAGAAAACGCCTGGAACCAATACCTACGGAACCACCAGCTTTACCACTTATGATTCTTACGGGTTGCCCAATACAATAAACTTTTTCCGCCCTACGGAAGCGTCAATATTTGCGAATGTAATAATCAGTCCGTTATTCGGTTTCACTACTGGATACGTAGACGATATCAAGCAATCGTTAGTAGATTATTTTAATAGCCTAAAGATTGGGCAAGATGTCGATTTCTCCCGTACTTTTACCCCAGCTACACTATTTGGCACACCTGCCGGGGCGACTTTTACGGTGATATACATGGCAATTGCAAAATTTCCGGATACGTTGTCATCAGAAAATGTTACAATCTTGTTTAACGAGTTACCCAGAAGTACATTAAGCAATATCAATGTAACGGTGTCTTGATGCCAATTTTACCATATACAGTACCGGAGTATGTCGGGTTAATCACTAGTGAGCATGCACAGCGTCCGCGCTTTGTAGATACTGTTTCGCTTTCTGTAAGTATCCAATCGCAACTTCAGGGTGTGCTGGCTAATATGCCTGTAGATTATGACGTGGACACTGCGGCTGGCTTGCAACTGGACGCGGTGGGTTTGTGGGTTGGTATCAGTCGTTATCTACGCCTTCCGCTTGAGGGTGTATACTTTACATGGGACAGCCCAAATCTTGAGGAGGGCTGGAACGCTGGCAACTGGATCGCACCCTATGACCCTGTAAGCGGATTAACTGTTTTATCTGATACAGACTATAGATTTTTAATCCGTGGTAAAATTGCCAGCAATTCATGGGACGGCAGCATTCCCGGCGCTTATGCTGCATGGGCGGAAGTATTCCCGGGGGCACAGATTGTCATACAAGACAATCAGGATATGAGCATGGAAGTTGGCATTGCCAATGCTACGCTGTCATCAGTACAGATAGCGTTAATTAGGGGGGGTTATATCAACTTGAAGCCTGAAGGTGTCCGTATTACGTACTACGCCATACCTCCGGGCGGCGGGTCGCTTTTTGCGTGGGATTGTGACACGGCAGCATTAAAAGGCTGGAATATTGGCGAATGGGTCGTTGAGGCTCCGCCCACGCTTTCATTATGAGGATTTAATTTTGGCAATAAAT